AAGGCTCAACGATATTCTTGAATTGTTGGCGAGTAAACTCATCATTCAATTCAAAGAGTTGAGTCTTAGCAGCGTCAGAGATTGCTTCTTCGATAACGAGGAAGAGTCTTCTAACGTTGATTCTGTCGAAGGCAGATTGATAACCCAGTGCAGTCTTATCTCCGAAGAGGATCATACCCTGACCAGGGAATGCGACGATGGGGTTAACTCTTGCTGCGTAGAGCAGATCTCTGTGATCCTTCAGAGGTGAGTATGCCAGTTTAATAGCATTTCTGAGGTTACCACGGTTGAAACCTGCGGGAGAGAACCAAGGCTCTTGGTTAAGAGTAGTGCTCAGGACCAGACCTGCCATGTCAGCGTTACAAGGGATGTAACGATAAACGTCATTATACTTGTCGTAGATATACTTGTAGTTGTTATCGAAGACAGTATAAGAGGAAGATCCGAGTTGATCGAAGTATTCAACGGTGCGGGAGACGATAGTCGAAGTGTTAGGTTGACCGACGACATCAGCGCGGTAAGGCGAGATGAAAGCGATACAATCCTTACGAGAATCGGCAATGCCAATGATGTGTTGTGCCTTAGCAATAGTATCATTGAGGCTATTCATGCCAGGACCCATCAGGATGTAGTCCAGCTCGACCGTCTCAGCATCATCGAAGAGGCTGTATGCACCCAGGATGTTAGGACGTGAGATGGTGTAACCATCAACGCCACCTTGGAGAGCGAAGCGCAGAGTTGCGCGACCCTTTGTGCCAACCAGAGGCACAGCGAGGGGGTTGAGACCAGTAGGATCATCCAGGTTGTTAAGGGAGTTGTCAGACTTGATCAAGTCAAACTCTCTGTTAACACCGCTCAGACCGAAACCGCCAGAGGCGTTGCTGTCACGATCATAGATGTTGTTAGTCTCGTGGGATCCCCAATACAGATACTGGGAATAGGTCTTGATCTGATTCTTGTAGTAGATATTGTCGCCCTGAGGAGAGCGTGCATCAGATGCCTTAGACACGTTGAGGTGCTTCTCAAGGAGAGCGCCAGGAGTGCCAGTCAGTTTGCCATCACCATCAAGGACCAGGATGTGCATCAGGTCGTTATAACCGCCTCTGTCTTCCACCCATGCGGATGTAGTAGGACGGGGAGCAATAGATGCCCAACGCTGATTCACACCGTAAAGACGGGTGTCGTAGTCATTCTCAACTGCTGCGATCAACACAGAGGTGGAGTTTGCATCATCGACATTCTGGTTTGCTTGGAAAGTAGGAGATCCAGGATTGAGAGAAACTCTCAACTCTCTGCGGATGCTCTCAACAGTGCCAGCGTCGCCAGTTGCACTACCAGGAGTGTTGCTGTTGTTTGCCAACTCGGAAACGGTATCACCAACTTCCAGCACGTCAGCGGAGGAAGAATCGATAGCGACTTCCAGTTTACGGGTTTCTTTGTCCCAAGCAACGATACGACCAGTAACACCACCGCTAACAGCAGTGATATAGTTGTCCTTCTCGAAGGATCCGACCAGTGTGCTGTCGTCAACCAGAGTGACGATGACATCGTAGTTGTAGACCTTACCGTAGATGTTTGCTGCAGAGTATGCAACTTCAGCGCCATCAACGAATTGCCACTCAGTGCTAGTAGGTTGTGCCAAAGACAGGACCTGATCAGCACCAGCGTCGGTCATGACCACGCGGATGGAGTTACCAAACAGACCAGCAGACTTAGCAGCCCACTTCCAGTTGTTTGCAGCATTCTCAACGTTGTTTTCATACTCGTCATCATTCTTGATGAGAGGAGCAGAAACACCAGTTGCAGTTGTTTCGTTAACCTCAGTCTTCTGAGCAGTAACGAGTTGCAGGTTGACTGCAGATCCATCGGTGTGTGCCGAAGCAGTTGTGCCGAGCAGACCGCGAGTCACGTTAAGGTTGTTACCAGAAACGCCAGTGATCTGCATGATCTCGTCGTCAACTCTGATGTAGGAGTTGGTGCCACCAGCAAGAGTGGTAGCAGAGGTCACGGTCAAAGTCGTGTCTGAATCAGTGAAGGTTGATCCCTCATTGATTGTGGAGCTGGTGCCTGCAGGCTCGATAAGAGTGATAGGTGCAGCAGCAGCGTGAGATGCAGCAGATGTAGCGAGTTGACCACGGAGGACTGTAACGTCACTACCAGAAACTGCTTGGATCACCATCAATTCTGCGTCGATGAGAAGCAGATCGTTAACGTCCAGATCAGTTGCGGAAGCAACAGTCAGCGTGGTGTCGGTGCTGCTAAAAGTAGTAACAACGAATTGCGCTGTGTCGATTGCGTTTTTAAGCGATGCATTCATCGCACGGACCACCTTCAAGGTGCCGCCATACAGCAGGAATTGTGCTGCGCTAAACCAGTACTCGTAGTTATACTCGTTGGGTCTGCCGAAGATCGAGAGAAGCTCGCGCTCGCTCGTAACTGTGGTGAGAGCCTCAACAGGACCTTTTTCAAAACTACCGACGATAGCAGCAACATTATCAACTGTTGCGTTTGCTACGGCGGTTAGGTCTCTTTCAAGTACAACAACCCCTGGTGAAAGTTGTGTTGATGCCATTTGATTCTCCTGATTAGATTCCTAGTCGGATGCTGAAACTATTTAGAATAAGGAGTATTTTCAGAGGGTAAACAAGACGTAATCACCAGTCAGGATAGTCTGTAATCCATTGCCGCTTCTTCTTTCTATAAGCGGCATTGCGTTTCACTGTGCATTGCTTACAGATATAAGAATAGGCTGACATATTCTTACCTCTATCGGGTCTTGTCTTATAGAAATGCTCAACCAAGGTGAGAGTGCGAAGACACTTACGGCACTGCCTATCTACAAATAGAAACTCTTCTAGATCTAGATCGTCTTCAAAGTCCATCACCGATAGTCCCACATATATGACATGTCTCCATAGTCAGCGATTGATTCTCTTTCTGCATTGTGCCATGTCTGTCCCTGTGGATCTGTAAATGTCTCTTCACCGAGACCATCATCCATGAATCCAAAGGGTGCCATGTCTGCTTCGATTGCTTCTTTCTGCTCCAGATACATTCGAGTCCTGACATCATTGTCATGCAACTCTCTAAAGTAATCTGTTGTTGCCAACCATGAGAAGATTACCAGACACATAGAGAGGTCATCATTACATCCCTCTTCTGCTTCCCATGCCTGACCCTTCTGAATGAATGTGGTCAACTCTGCAATAATATCATAGTCATTAAAGACAAGTTTGTCATCCTCAATCAACTGCTTCATGTTTGCACACCCAGTCTTCTTGACTGTAGTGGACATCTTGACGCCTAGTTGCACCTTAGATCCAGAGAATCCTTGACCCACAACCTGACCAGCGCGTCCACGCATGGAGCACATCAGGAGGTTATCATACTCTAGATCAAATTGCATAATGTCCGCTACCTGTCCACCAATATCATTGACTTCAATCAGAGTGAATGCATGATTATAACTTGAGCATACCTGATGAATGATGTTTGGGAATAGTAGTGGTTTAATTTTATTGTTTCTATACTTCGCTACTAACTTATACGGGATCTCTGTGGTGTCAATAATACAAAATGCTGAGTAGTCTTTAGTAATACCACGAGCAACGTCAACTGTACATACATAAGTATGATCGGGTTTCGGCTCTTCATACACATCTAGTCCTTGATTGGACTTCAAAGGATCATCGTATACCAAAGTTTTTAGTTTAGATGATGTAATAAGAGTGTTAACCGATCCTAGGAATTCGCATTCAAATTCCTGATTAAACTGCTCTTCAGATGTATTACGAATCGTCTGCTCTTTCCAGTCCGCGTCTCTACCTGGCACCTCTGACCAGTGGACTTCTGTAGTAACGTATTCATTCTTGCCCTTCTCTGCATCATGCCAGAGTTTGTAAAACATATTCATCCCCTTGGGCGTGGAGATGATAATCACCTTGGTTGATTTACCAGAAGAAATAGTAGGATAAACAGAGCTAAAGAACTCGTCAGCAATATGCGTTGGGATGAATGCAAATTCATCCA